GATCTATATAGTTTCAAAAAATAGGTCAGATACACGGTTTACAAGTAAAGCACTTGAGAAAATGAATGTGCCTTATCATATAATTATAGAGGCATCAGATCGGGATAAATATTCAGCCGTAATTGATAAACAGAAAATCTTAATCCTACCAGAAAAATACCTAGATGAATATGATACGTTTGATAATCTAGGAAGGACTAAAAGCACTGGACCCGGTGCCGCTAGGAATTTCGCTTGGGATCACTCTGTTAAAAGAGGGGCTGAAAGACACTGGGTAATGGATGATAATATAGTCGGATTTATGCGGTGGAATAATAATCTACAATTATATGTTGTTACAGGCGCATATTTTCGAGCCATGGAGGATTTTGTTGATCGTTATAAAAATGTAGCAATGGCAGGTCCCAACTATTTTATGTTCGCCGCTAGAAAAACTAAAGCACCTCCATTTATTACTAATACTCGTATCTATTCATGTAATCTAGTAAAGAATAATCTACCCTATCGCTGGAGGGGGAGATATAACGAAGATACGGATTTAAGTTTACGAATGTTGAAGGATGGATGGTGTACTATTCAATTCAATGCTTTCCTACAGCATAAAATAACGACTCAAGCTGTAAAAGGTGGGAACACGGCTGACTTTTACCAAAAAGAGGGTACACTACCTAAATCAAAAATGCAGGTCGACATGCACCCTGACGTTTCTAAGCTGGTTTGGAAATTTAATAGATGGCATCACCATGTGGACTATCGCCCTTTTAAAAAGAATAAACTAATTAAAAAAGACAATATCATAATCCCGAAAGAACCTAATAATTATGGAATGGCATTAACTTATGTCTGATCCGATTGAAAACGGGGAGAATCGGAATGGAAAAGGTCAATTCACTATTGGCAATACTGCCTCAGTAGGGAAGGGCAGACCGAAAGGAATACAGTCAATTCCTGATATACTTCGTAAGGTAGGGGAGGAAGAAGGAACGGCAACGGGGCTAACAAAATTAGAGGTAGTATTACGCAAGGTATTTGGTTATGCGGTTGAAGGGAAACCATGGGCAGTACAATTTATAGCGGATCGAACAGAGGGCAAGGCATTAGAAAGAATAGATCAGACGATTAATCAAAAGCCCATCAAGGTTTTCGATATTGATGAGTGAAGTGGACGAAAAACAAGGTACGAGGGGATATTTTAAGAGATCAATCTCGGTTCAAAGTTATCGTAGCTGGGAGGAGATGGGGAAAAACTCATCTAGCATTAATGTGGCTTTGTTCGGGTCATATTCAAGCGGGGGATCAAAGGTGGTTTATAGCACCAACTTATCGTCAGGGCAAAATGATAGCCTTCCCTGTTTTACGTCAGATATTTCGTTTACGGGCAAAGATAAACGAATCAGAATTAAAGGTTACTTTACCGAATACTGCTGAAATATGTATTAAGGGAGCAGATAATGAGGATAGTCTACGGGGGGCTGGACTAGGAACAGAAGGGGGTAACGCAGTAGTGCTTGATGAATACGCTTATATGAAACCCCATGTATGGGAAGAAATTGTATTGCCAATGTTAGCTACTAGTGAAGGAAAAGCAATGTTCATTGGAACACCAAACGGATATGATGAAATGTATAATTTATGGCTAAGGGGTCAGGCTGATCCTGATTGGAAGTCTTGGCAATTTAAGACTGTTGAAGGAGGCTTCGTATCGGAGGCTGAGATAGAACGTCTGAAACATAACATGGATGGCAGGCGCTATCGTCAAGAAATGGAGGGCAGTTTTGAATCTACAGGTAATAAAGCCGCTTATAATTTTGATCGTAATACCCATCTAAGAAAGGATGCCGAAAAGCCTACTATTGTTTATTCAGGACTCGATTATAATGTTGATTATATGACAGCGGTAAAGGTTTATGAATATACGGATCAGACTATTCATTATGCAGACGAGATAAGATTAAGTAATTCAAATACAGATGAGATGGCTAAAGAGATAAAAGAAAGATGGAAAGATGTAAGAATAATTTACCCCGACCCTGCGGGATCCGCTAGATCAACTACAAGCCATAGATCAGACCATCAGATACTAAGGGATTACGGATTCCATATTATAGCAAAGAGGGCTCACCCACCAGTTAAGGATCGCCTCAATGCATTGAATAGAAAATTAAAAGATGCTAATGGGAAAATATCAATGACAGTTGATCCTAGTTGTAAATATTTGATAAAAGATTTAGAGCAATGCCAGCGAGATAAAAAAGGGGGGCTTGATAAAAGCAATATAAATCTCACTCATGCTCTAGATGCCTGCTCCTACTTAATCGATTATAAATGGTCAGTAATTAAGCGGATAGGTACTTCAGTCCAGTGGTAGAATTTATTTTGGGTATGAGCCTGATGTTCAATATAGCTTTTGTAACTATATGGATTATCGGGATCAGGATCAGTAAAAAAGGACAGAAGGAATTGGAAAAGTATCTAGGGAGACAGTTATCGAATTTTGAGGATTGGATGTACAAAGCATGAGATCAGTAAATACGGTTGTTATTCCAGAATATACCGAACAGTTAGTTTTGGATTCAGTAAGGAGGGCTCAAGGCGGGGTAGAATCTAAGGAGGATGCGGAACGAAATGCCGCTTTGGATTTTTATTACAATAAGAATATGGACAAACATATTGAACAATGGTTTCCCGGAGAAAGTCTAAGCCAAGTGCCGATGTTTCCGATGAGATTAGTCCCAAGATTTTCTAGGGCAAGGATGCTATTACTCAAGAATGAAATTAAAAGATTTATCGATGGTGAAGAGTCAGATGATTATAGGGAATTAACACATCATTTGAACTCAAAGATGAGAGAGTTTGGAGAGGTTGCTTGGCTATTAGGTGATTGTCATTTTAGAAGTAAATGGAATGAACGTAAGCAGAGATGTGAATACGATTTATTACCTATGGTAAAAGAGTATTTCGTTAAGGGGGAATCAGAGCCTTACGGATACAGTTATGAGATAGACCGAGATAATTATAACAGACAGTTTGTATTCTGGTCAGAATCACGAGAAGGGGTAAAGGGATTACATTATATTTTCGATCAGGCTGGAAGAATTAAGGATATGGAAGGAAGCGATGGAACAAATCCTTATGACCTAGTGCCGATTAGTCGAATTCATAATACCTCTAATGCTTATGACGTTATCGTCTGTGCAGTACAGATAGGAATAGCAATGACCGAGATAGCACTCGGGGTTAGGTATAGCTTAGGACAGCCTGTAATTGTCGGAGTAGATGAGGCTCAGTCACAGATCAAATCTGGAATTGACAAGGCGATAATATTACCTGAAGGTGCTTCTTTTAATTATGTAAGCCCAACAGGATCAATTCCCGCTATGATTGAAAGCGTAAAAGCCTTTGCTGATATGTGCGCTCAGAATCATTCCTTAAAAATAAGGTGGGGCGATACAGGGAGAGTTGAATCAGGAATCGCATTAGCAATTCAGGATGTAGAGAATTTAGAATCGAGAGAAAGTGATATTCCTATATGGAGAGAATGGGAGGACTCAAGGTATGAGATTGATAAAAAGATTATTGAGGTTCATACAGGTAAAAGTTTACCTGAAGATTATTCAGTGGACTACGGCGAAATCAGCTACCCGATGTCAGCGAAGGACGAACTAGAATTATTAAAAGCAAAGAAGGAAATGGGTATCATTTCTCAGGAAGATATTATACGCCATTATAACCCCGATATAAGTGATGAGGAATTACAGATAAAAATGGGGCAGTTGCAGGAGGAAAGAATAACAGAACAACCTCAACAGACAGCATTTGAAGGACTAAGGAAACTTGGCGCAGTTAGTGCATAACTATTTAGATACGCTCGAAGGGTTAAAAGAAGAAGTCGTCAATAATGCAGATAACATTCTAGGGGTTATTGATTTGAATGAATTATTAAAAGACCCCGAAGGATATTTATTATCGTTGGGTGATGCTTTTCTAGATGAGCATTTAGATGAGATTGAGAAAGCAAAAAAAGAAGGCATTGCGTTTGCTGGCAAGATATTAGAAAAATCATGATAAAAGTTAAAATGGATTTCGATTTAAGAAAAATCAACCTCGATTTAAGTAAGGAATTAAACCTCGCTGGTCAAATAATATCTAAAGACCACTTCACAAGACTAGAGAGGGGTCAGGATGCTAATGAAAAACAAATGACCCCATTAAAGGATGCTACGATAGCGAGAAAAGGATTTAATCAAATCCTAGTTGATACAGGCAAGATGAGGAACTTAGTAGTGGATAAGGCAACCAAGGCTAGTCAGGAAGTTAATGTTCACCCCGGAGAGAGACAGAAATATAAAAATAGTAATGTAACGATGTCAGATGTAGGGGGGTTTCATCAAGAAGGAAACAAGAATCTACCTAAACGAGAATGGTTTGGTATATCAAAAAAAGCTGAAGCTAATATTACAAAAATGATAACCAATCGAATTGATAGGGAATTACGACGTGCCTGAGGAAAAGTCAGAAAAATTCCTAGGTGATGTCCAAGCAATACAGCGGACTAGAACAGCGACAAGTGCGTTAGGAATTGTAATATCAAATCAATTATCAAATGCGGCGGCAGTAGCGACCTTAGATATACAGGGGCTAGTATTATCACTGAAAGCAAGTGGAATGTCGGATTTAGCTGTGAGGGCTATTTTATTGGATGACCTTAGTACAGGGGGAGTCCTATTCGGAACGTTCCGTAATCAGGTTAAAAACACTGTTAAATCAGGTGTGGGTATGGCTGGTAATATAGGATCGCAGAATACATTTATAAAAGCAGGTGTTGAGGAATTTACATGGATTGCATCTTCCTCTAAACCATGTCCTGATTGTGTACCGAGGCATGGAGATACGGGGACGATGGAATATTTTAGATCAATAGGTTTACCCGCTTCAGGATTTTCGGTATGCCAAATGAACTGTCATTGCCAATTACTTCCAGTGACATATAAGGGCGAGAATCTAGAAATGCCTTTAATGAGATGAAAAAAATTAAAAAGACCGATGTGAAATCGGTGGATCATACTCCAACAGATCTCCCATTTATGGATAATCCTGATCCATCAGGGCGACTCTCAGCAGTCGTAAAAAAAGATGGTGAACAAGTCTATGTATGGGATGGTAAGGAGGAAATAAACAGAGAAGAAGGATTCAGGATGTTAGCAGGTCAAGAGAAAATCCCTCATGGGGATAATCCCCGATCGACATTCTCCCATATTCCAGATTGGAAATGGGATGCCATCTTCAACTCGAAAAGAGGTAAAAGTGAGTAAAAGCGAAGTCGTGGCTGACGTAAAAGAGCCTGAAGTCGGACAAGACGTAAAGCAGGAAGTTGACAGCGTACCCTATGTACGATTCCAAGAAGTCAATAAAAAGATGCGATCTCTGGAGGCTAAACTTGACAAGGTAGAGAAAATGGATAAGCAGAGGAGCGAAGATCAGATGATTGCCGAAGGCAAGAAAGATGAACTTATTGCTCAGTTGCGAACTGATCTAGAAGATGCTACCCCGTATAAGGAAAAGCTGGAGGCGTATATGGCAACCCGTCGAGAAACGTTAATAGAAAAGTTGCCAGAAGATAAACGTGACAAATTTCAAAATGTACAAGATTTAAAGACTTTGGAAGATATTGTGACAGAACTCTCATCCGTTCATGCCCCGCCAATAGTAAGCAATCAATCACCACAGCAATTTGGTGGTTTTAGCTCGCTTGCTGAATATGCGGTCAAGGACCCAGAAGGGTATGCGAAAGAGCGTGAAGTGAAGTCGGGAGTCTGGAATAAATTATTCGCTACTTAAATCTTGTCAGGAGTAATTAAATGGCTGTAACACAGAAATCTAGTTTTGGCTCGTACTCGGTATCGGCAAATGATTTTATCAAAGCTGAAGCGATACACCAATTCAAAAAAGCCAATGTGATGGCTCCGCTTGTAACCAGTATGACAGCACCAGCAGGATCAGCATC